GTCAGATAATACGAATGCAAAACTAGAACTTAAGATTCAGAGTCTTAAGGAGAGGTTCGCCCGCAGGTCTGCGGATTATGAGGATGAAATCGCGGATATCCGTGCAGAGGCTACCATCATGTATGAGCAGCTAAGCAAGCAGGTTGAAGAGTTGCAGAAGGAGCTGAACGACAAGAATGTTCAGGATGCTTCGTCGGAAGAGTAAGCCAGTCTTTCCTTCTGACCCAGCCATTCCAACAACTCCAACCAATTACCCATACGGACTTTGCATTCAAACTGAGGCCGGGTACTTCTTGATGAGAGAGAAGTTCAGGTTTAGGATTCCCACAGAAAGAGTCCTTGAATCCTGGAGCTTTAATGTTATTCAATCATCTGAGGCTGCTGTAAAGCACATTAAGGTTGGCGGAAAGATTGGCTTCCGTGATGGTACCATCATCCATAACATGGCCGATGGAAAGCATTACCTAATTTCTCAGAACAAAAGGCGTCACATTGTTGACCCGGACGTTTGGGAAAGGTTTGGCCTTGACTGGGGTAATGTAATCCTTGTTTCAGAGGAAGAGGCAAACCTACATAATGATGGGGAGGTGCTAAAGTAAATTGGCAGTTTCAAGTTTCAAAGATGTCAATTGGTCGGCCAACGAATACCTTGCTACCGACAAGTTGAATACGATGTGTGCGAACAGTCGGTACCTCTTCGAGAGGGCTCCTAAGCTGTACTACAATTCGTATAATGTCAAAAAGGATACCGGCATTAGGATTGCGTGCGGAACATCAACAATTCCGCCGAAGAAGGGACAGCATTACTATACAAAGACTGTGAACTTCGGAGCGTTCTTTACGGCCGGTTGTAAGCCAGTTATCGTAACATCAACGACTTCCCCATACAATCGTCGTATGATTTTGAGTCACTGGGGTATTCAGGGAACGGGATATGTTCCTGACCATAGAGGTTTTGTAGTCTGTGCAGCCACAGCTACCATGGAGAAGTCCCATTACCTATCAAAGCAGATTTACGTAAACTGGATTGCAATGGGATACTGATGAGGTACACCCCGCTACAGAAGTGGAGTCGTCGCGAGACTCGCATGAATCCTAATGGTTATGTTCTGGTCTTTGCTCCAGAACACCCAAAGAGCTTCGGTGGAGGATGGTACTATGAGCACCGGTTGGTGGCTGAGAAGAAAATCGGCCGGATACTCAAGTCATGGGAAACCGTGCATCATATCTCAGGAAATAAAACAGACAATACATGGGATAATCTGTTCATCTGTACTCGTAAAGAGCATGACAGGGCAGAGAGATTGACCGTGTAAGCGACCTAGGATATACTTGAATGAGTATGAAAAAGGCGCTTATCGCAAGAGGGCTGGTGCCGATTCTACTGGTACTGGCCCTCTTTGTTTCCCCAGACAAAGCTTACGCTCAAGATTGCAAGCCTACTACAGCAGGCACTATTTGTGCTAGCCTAGTGGGTGATGATGTTGTGGTGACCCTTCTTGGGCAAGAGATTGCCAGGATTTCTGCGCCGGTTCGGGAGGTGACAGTTGAAGTTCCTGTGCCGGGTCCAACCGACATCATCAGAATTCCCGGACCGACTGTCACCGTTCCCGGACCAATTAGAACAATTACTATTCCAGTACCCGGAGCTACTACAACAGCTACGGCTACCGTGACATTGAGTCCTGGACAGGGACCAACAGCTCGTGGTACTATTGGACCATCAACCCTCCCTTCAACCGCAGAAAATGCGCCGGGTGCTAATCCAACGGTGACTGTCACTAAGACACTCCCACCCAAGAAGGTGGTTGATGAACGTAGAGTAAGAATTACCATTCCCCAGGCCATCGGAATCTCCCTTGGCCTTTTGTTGCTGGGCCTAGCCATGGGCCTTTTGGCTATGTACGCTTCGTATGCTGTTGGATATAAGAATTCAGAACAGGCAGAAGCAAAGGCGTGGAGGAGGTTCAGCGACGACCTATTCGGAAAGAAAGGCAAGCATTCATGAAGTGGGCTTTCGTAGGAGACCTACAGATTCCATATCACGACAAGCGAGCTGTTGCACTCTTTATGAAGGTTATGAAGACGTGGAAGCCAGACGCTGTCGATTTTGTTGGTGATATTGACGACCAGTTGGAATACAGTAGTTTCTCTGACGGCACCACCGATGAGTTTTTCAATCGCCTAAAGAAAAGCAAGCAGGAAGAAGCCGAGTCGGACGAAGAGTTTCGCCGTAGGGTTTCTCCTCTTCCTTTTGTGAAGGAGAACGCCAAAGGTGCATACGATTTCTACTTTGAGATGCGAGAAATTCTCGTCAATGCTGACATGCATGCCAGTCTAGGCAACCATGACATCCGCATCTTCAAGTACATGGACAAGAAGGCCCCGGATTTTGCCGAGGAGCTGACACCAAATATGCTCTGGGGTCTGGACGACCTCGGAATTACCTGGCGACACTACGATTTGCCTCCGCTGGAAAGATTCGGCGGGGTTTATGTGCATCATGGAGCGACTACCACAACCACAGGTCTAGCCGTAAAGGCAGACATCGAGAACTACAACATCTCCCTTGCCCGTGGCCATGACCATAGAGGCGGTGTCGTTTATAAGTCTTATCCGATGACTAACTCGGTTCTGGTTGGTCTTGGCACTGGTCACCTGTGTGACCCGAGCGCCTATGGATTGAGGTACACTATCAATCCGTCTTGGGAGCTTGGCTTCGGAATCGGTCACGTCTATAACGGTGTGGCTTCGCTCCAGTTTATTCCAATTTCGCCAGACTACACCTGCGTAGTCGATGGTCGAATTTTCAAGGGTTAGACCTTGACAAACTACTCTGCTATACTAGGAGTAGTTTAGCTTGTTAGGAGGTTAAGATGTTCACAAAGGCTTTTGCCAAGGATGCGGGCGAGCGAGCAGTTAAGGCTTTCGCTTCGGCACTACTTTCCGTATGGGTTGTAGGTGACAAGGCGTTCGACCTATTCAACGTTAACTGGCAGGACTCTCTCGGGGTCGGTGCTGCGGTCGCTTCCTTCCTGCTATCATTGGTCTCATACAAGGCTGGTACGACAGGTACCGCTTCTGCTGTGAAGGAAGTTACCTACACAGGAGACACTCGTGCGCTGTAAGAAATGCACGGGCCGGGTTTTTATCGACCGGGTGTACACCGATGGCATGCGTGTTGAGCTGTTCTGCATAATCTGCGGAGCGCGATGGATGCTAGATAATAGAAAGAGTAAGTTTGCAGCATGGGTTCTAAGGAAGGAAAAGGAACACGCGCTCGCAAGCGTAATCGTCGCCTAAGGTATTTCTATCTAAACGGTGATTTGCACAGGGTCCTGAGTATTAATCGTGCTCAGGACCTTGTCATTACTTGGCATTTTAAGGATGGCAAGCGACGAGCTTACGTTTGGTCAGATGCGCGAAAGCGTCTGGAAAAGGCGTTCACGATGGTTCAGGTATCCAAGATGATTAATCGCCATCGTGTTAATATTGAGAGGTACATCCTGGAGGGTAAGATTAGACCCCCAGAGAGAATCTACTCGCTCGACGGAAATAAAACGCCGGGTAAGTATATGTTCTCCGAAAAGGATGTATTTGAACTTCACGACTATCTGCTGACTGTTCACATTGGTCGGCCCCGCAAGGATGGTAGGGTTACGCCAGGTCGTATGCCTTCTCGTGCGGAGCTAAGGGCGATGATGCAGCACGATACCACCGTGTATATTAAGAGTGCTGATGGAACGTTCATGCCCGTATGGAAGGAAATTGACTGGTGACGATTAGGATTAAGAAGGCACCACAGTTTGAAACGTTTGGCGAGGAGCTGAACGCTGAGGTTGCGCTTCTACAGGCAGCAGGGGCCATTGACATGGCCGTATATCTTGCCGTACAATCAGGAAACGTCGAGAAGTTGCTCGATGGGGCGGCAATGTGGATTGGGATGGCTGAGCGTCTTGCCAACGGTTTTGAATCTGAGGATGAAGACACAGATGAGACAGTCCCTAATTCAGGTAAGCCGCCTTTTGGATTTTGTAATCCTGTCTCCGACCCGGTAGAAAAGACGCCGGATGTTATTGTTGAGACAGAAGACTCTAATGAAGAGGAGAATGAAGAAGATGCATGAAGTTGAGCCCAAGGGCACTCCACACCGTATCAAGGTGAGCCTGGGTTATACTCGAAACATGGGCGACTTCGAGTCGCTGCGTATGGACATTGGCCTTGAGCTGGACGGTTACGGTAATCCGAATCCGACTTTTGACAAGGCGTACAAGTTCGTTGAGGACCGTCTGATGGCCCACCTTTCTGAGGTTGAGGAAGAGGTTCGCGCGGTTAAGAACGGCAAGGTTAGGAAGTAATCCATGGCCGCACAGAACGCGATTGCAAAGCAGGCTAATGCTCTGGTCACGCTGTTCATCCAGTGCTACGAAAAGAAGTATGGACGAAAGCCTCAGGTAAACCGCTCTCGCGAGAAGTGGGGCTTTCAGGAT